CACTTTCCGAAGATAGGGTTAATCTCCTCATCTCCCTTCTGAGGCTTAGTCTCAGGGGTGAGTAATCGAACCTTTAAGGTTTCGACTAGGGCCGTTTCTAAATTAAATTTAGATGGGTCCGTAGGGTACTTGTCCTGATCTCTAACCAGTACAACGCCCTCACAGTATATGCCACCTCGAGTGTACATATCTGTTTTGTCCTGAGAAGGGGTTAAACCCACTTCCTGGATTATGGGTGGATAGAGGCTTAACCTCATCCTACCCTCATCCGTAGAAGCTTCATCTAAGATGTCGTCTCCTGCGGCTGCGAAAGGGTCATTCCAGAGTTCCTTTAAGGTTCTCGGAAATTGGCAATCTCGCACCCTTACATTTACTATCTTAGACAGCATATGTAAGATAATTTTGGTCCCGGGTAAGCCCATAGGCGATCCCCGGACCGTTACTAGTCCATCACACAGTGATGGACCTAGCAAAATTCTTCCCACATTATTAAAATATTGTGAATTCCCTAACCCTAAGGGTTTTAGGAAATACTCGTAGAGTGGAAGCGCCTTCTGCCGTATGATTAAATCAGTGGCAGTGGTATAATCCCCAAGGAATAAGGTTTTACCTTTTTCCCGGGAGTTGGGTGAATAAGAGAATCTCTTATACCACTCATACACTTGATCTCCGGCTTCAAAGCCAGATTTGAGTGTTGGGTCCTGCATCATCATCCTTTTAAGGAAATGAGCTGCAGGCTGTAGGTATGTTACTAGAGAGGCATTAGCCTTGGTAACTATCCTAACTTTAGCGCCGGGCTCTTGCACGGTGCTAACTGATGACTCAAAGGGTTTACCCGTGGCGTCACCATTTCCATCAAGAATACCTAGTTTAACTAGTTCTTGGTAGCAGAAGAACCACAATCCAAAGGATAGGGGTTCTTCAGACATGCCATACCTTTTAGGTATGATCCATGCGTCTGAGTGATCGGCCGAACCAAGTAACTTGGTTGGATCCGCACCCTCATTTCCTGGGAGGCTAAGCCACCTAGGTCTGTTTACCTGGAATTGGAAGGTTGAACCATCCATCTTCCGGTAAGAATTCTTCTCGTCAGATTCAATCTCCGAGAGGAACTTAAGTAAGTTAGGTACTATGTACCCTCTCTTACCACCCATAGTGCGCGTTGCCTCAAGGCACGCACTATTCGATACCGAGAGGTGAGCAGAACTCATCTCAAGGAAATCTGACTTCTTCGCACAAAGTGCGATCTCTTCTGCAGCCTTTAAGGCCGCATTGAGGAGATAATCAGAAGGAGGACTTATGTCCGTAGGTTGTTCAGTAACATTCTTAAAGAATTGTTCCAGAACCTCCTCCTCGGCGATTTTATCGCCAGGAGGTAACTGTCTATAGGATGCTAAAGCAAATATAGAAGTATAATCCTCTCGAGTCAGGCTATCAAGTGGTTTAACCACCCAGTCTGTCTGCGGAAGGAGTTTTGGGAAGTCTTCGTTAAACGTCGACGCACCAAAGTAGAACTTTTTGACCTCAAGGCCAAATTCTTTCCATAACTTCGTTATGGGGACTGTTCTATTTGTTTCGATAACCGATTCGCTGATGCGAATCCACCACTTAGTGATGAAGTCTTCGACTTGCTTATCGAAGGTTTTAAACGCCATTAGAATGGACGTTTCAATACCTTGATAAACCCTACTCTGCATCTTTAAGATGCGGATAGGACTATTTAATAGTCTACTAAGGGTTTTAAGAGCTGGATACCTGTAGGCATCCCCTCTTATGGATGAAGAGAATTCTTTAAAGAATTCATGCTTCTCATTTCCTGTCAAGTATTCACCACCTTTAAGGTGGTATACTCGACATACGCGGCGTTGTCTGGAGACGACCTTCCTAAGGAGGTCCCCGCGGTACACCTCGTCATCGTTGCCCAGTAGCTGTCGGGGGAGACTTGAGTCTTCCCCCAGTCGAACTGGAAGCATCCTGGCG